GCCACCATCTCAATGCCTTTGGCTCCGGCTGGTTCCTGTGACGGAGGGGCGGAAGAAGCAGCCTCTCTTAGGAGGTCCTCTGGTCCAACCTGGGGCACGCCCGGGAGCAGGGACTTTACGGCCTGCCTGAAGCTAAACTTCCTCGGCCCCATAGCTTGTTCCAGAGACGCACCCGGAGGCGCTCCATAAACCCTGGCCAGGGCCGAGGCGATCTCTTTCAGCTCCTGCCCGGCCATAGACTTCACCTCGGGGAAGGCTTCGGCTATCTGGTTGAGCGCCTTCACGGAGTCTTGCGAGATGACTTCTTTGCCAGTCTTCTTGTCCCTGTCATATGCAATGGGGGTGGATTGTATGGCTCCGTAGAGGTCGCTGAACCTGATAAGGTCGTCTGGCCCGTATTTGCGCAGTAGAGACAAGGCCGAAGTGGACCTGTTTCTAAGTTCACCGATCTCATTGAGCCTTTTCTGTATGCCCTTTAGGCTCTCTGTGGCCCTGTCCTTTTCTTCTTTCGGTATAGAAGCGGCCCGTATGGGGTCTAGCAGAGCCCTCTCGTCGTCGCGCTGGCGGCCGAGGCGCGCCTCCGCCACATCAATCCCCTTGATGATCGGGTCCATGATGTCTTCTGGCTGGAGTGGTCTCGCGGACCCAGACCGCCTCCGGGCTTCGTCCCTTGCGGCCTTCTGTCCAAGAAGACTCAAGGCTGTCATGATGCCCTGCTGCCTGTGGCCCTGCGCCCCTAGAAGGGCCTGGTGCGCAAGTTGGCGCATTTGTTCGGCGGCCTGCAACCCCGCGGGAAGACCTTGGGCAAGACCGCCCAAAGCCCCAGCTCCGGCCGTCAGCCCAGTTAGAGCCCGGTGTTCGCCCCCATGAGGCATTAGTTACCTACCGCGAGAGGCGGGAGACCATCCGGGAACCCGCTGGTGTTGCCGCCTCCTGGCGCAAGATTTATTCCGAGTTGCCCAAGGCGGCTAATCATATCAAGGAGGCCCTGGCTCCCGGCCCCGCCAAGTTCGCCCCCAAACAACATTGGAAGAAGGCTACCAAGGAAGTTGGTCTGTTGGCCAGCCGCCGTTCTCTGCTGCCCAAGGGCTTCCCTGGTCAAGGGGGCCTGGATAAGGCTCGGGATAATTCCTCCGGCCAAACCCGTCACGGACCCAAGAACGCTACCCAAAAGGGCGCTCCTTCTCTGGGCCGCGGCTTCCTCGCGCTGTTGATCCATCTGTATCTGTTGCCACTGGCGCTGTTCATCCATGAGGCGCTCTTGGCGAATGGCCTGTTGCTGGGCGATTCCCTGTTGGAGGTTGGCCTGGCCGATCTGGTTGGACTGGCCTTGGAGAGCGCTGGCGATCAAGTCCGCCTGTTGTGCCCCGCCCACGCCGCCGGGCCGAGTGTCAAAAGACTGTCCGAGACGGAGCATCTGCTCCTGGAACCTCGGAGCCATTTGCTGTTGGAAGAGACTCATAGACTCGTCCCCGAGTTCTTGTCCGAAAGATTGTCCTAGAAGTCCTGTTCCGTTAGGCATGAAAGGCCCTCCTCATGGAAACTCCGCGTTCAGCTTCGCCACGGCTTCGTTGACCTTCTCCTGGATGATCCGTAGCCACTCGTTCAGCTTGGCCCTATCATCCCCAGAAAGCCCTTCTAAATCAACATCCGGTAATACTAGAGGCTCAAGCGCCATCGCGTATCTTCTCCTGGCCCGCGTGGACATACAGGCCCATAAGCTTCGCCCTGGCCTCTTGGCCTATATGTTCCACCTGGAACCTCATGTTCCGCACCAAGGCTCTGTCTATCCTGAACCTGTCTTTGCGCACCGCCAGGTCTATCGTGGCCCCCGTGCCCCCCACAAGGTTCATCTCGGCCCTCGGAAGCATGGGTATCCCGTCTAGGATGGGGGTGATGAACAAGCGCCGGACGACGTTGTTTGGCCTCTCGTAGATGGCCACGCTATCCAGCCATGCCGTCCCGACAATGGACCCGCTCAAGAACCCGAAGATCAGGTAGACAGAGGGCGAGTTCTCAACGTCGTTCCTGGTCACGAAGGGGATGATGATTTGGTTGTACCGGGCCTCGTATGTGGTCCCTGAGCCAAGATCGTCAGGAGGCGGAACTCCCCAGGTCCCGTCGAACTTCAAGAATACAGGGGCCGCGAAAGGCACCGTCTGGAGCAGGGTCAGGGAATTCGGGGCCGTGCCCGTGGACTTCACATTCAGGACAAGGGTGTAGGCCGTGCTGTTCCGCAAGCCAAGAATCTGCTGGCGGATATCTAAGGGCGACGCGCCGGATACCTTGTCTATCTTGGCCGCATAGCGCCCGCCAAGGACGTTCCTCGGGTCTGTTTCCTGGGTGATCTGGTTCAGCCCAGAAACTCCGCTGGTGAACCAGAAATTGGCCGAAGCCCCCCAGTCCTCAAGGTCTCCGTTGCGGACAAGGTTGGGTCTGGCTTGGTCCTCATTGCGTGCCGCCACCAGGTAGTCCAGGATGGTCTTCTCGCCCTCCTGAAACCCAAATGGGTAGTCCGTGGTCTCCAACAAGCACGGTATCTGTCGCCCGTCTTTGTTCAGGAGTCTGTTCCCGACGATATTCTTGACGTGCCGAATCACGCGGCCGTCTATGTTGTTGCCGCTGAACAGAGCCCCGGCGTGGTTCTCCCAGCAAGAAGCGTCGTAGTCCGAGTGTTCGGTGAAAGCGGATTTTGGAATCTCGTATTTCCACAAACCACTAGGTCTTGTGGCTCCGCGACGCACCGGGCACAACCACCAGCGGTCCTCGAAGTAAAGCCCGTTGGACTCAAAGAGCGGACGGATGATGCCGATAGAGACACTCTTGAACGTGAGGGCCAGGCTTTGGAGCCGTGGCGTCTTCTCAACATTGGAGATGAACTCCACGAAGAATCGGACGTGCTGGTTTAGTGGCACCGTATCGGTGTCTGGGGTGGTGTTGGGCGGAATGATGACATAGACGGCCGTATCAAGACCCACCGCCGTAGCCGCGCTCTTCATCTTCACCACCACATCCCCGGAGGTCAGGGACACGAACTGCTGGTCCAACTTTCCCCACTCTAAGGGCGCGACGCCAAGGTCGTATTTGTCTGTCTCGTATGTGGCGGCACTAAGAAACCCTTGCTCGTATACCTTTAGCTCTGTTACCTGCATAGTGAAAAATCCTGAGCCCTGAGGGGTAAATCTTTTCTCAACGCGTATCTTCTGCGTTTTGTATGGCAGAGAAAACCCTGGCGCTTGAAGCACAAAAGTGGCGACCTGGGAGGTTGTATATACATTGACAAAGGTTCCTATAACCACAAAACTGCCGGATACTGGGTCTAGAACTTCGACACGATACTGAACGTTCAGGGCGGTAGTTGCCTGCACGCACTTCGTATCTATCTCGATCCTGGAAATTTTCTTCTCGCTGCCAAAATCCATAGTCAATACGCTCTTCGTAATTGGTATCGGTAGCGTAATTATTATTTGTTTCAATTGCCAGCCGGTATCGGGGTCGTTATCTTTTGCGGCTTCTGGAGTTGACGCCACGCCGTTGGCGGTATCGCTTTGTGTGGCCAGGGTACTGTTCCGTAGATACAGGGGATCGTCGGACTGATAATCGTTCCCGGCCTGGGACAGGGCCACGTCCCCGACGAAATCATCGGCGTTGGTGTCCGTGAACACCGCCACGCCCCGCTTGAAGTCCGCCTGGGTCGTGATCGTAAGCCCGTTCAGGCTAGAAGCTATCCGCTCGCCATTGATGTCTTCGACATCAGAGATGCCCTCCTCGCGGGCTTTGGCCTTGAGACCAACTCTCCTGTATCCGCCCCCTGTGTAGGCCATAGGCCCGAACCTCGGGGACCAGAAGTAGATCACCTGCCCGTCGGAGGTGATGCTTCTCTGGCTCACCGTGCCGTAGACGTTGGACACCTTCACTGGGTTCCCGTTGGATTGCGGGTCCAGGATGAAATGGCTGAACCTCTTGAATATGTGGACGTACCGCTTGTCGTAGAAGAGACCCGTGATGATGTCCCCGTCGTCGGGGTCAAGGTTGAACACGTTCCCGGACCTCCACTGCTCGATGGTCCTGTTGGCGGCCCTGGTCCTATCCGAGAAGAAGAGCTTAGAGTCGTTGCCGTTGGCCCCATAGATCGTGTTGTTGGCGAAGACCATGTACTGCAACGCCGGAGGCTGGTTGGCATCTGCCACCAAGGCCGTGGTCCCAAGGGAGCTGTCTGGGTTATTGCTCGTGGCCGTAGTCGTGCTGTTGTCGTTGATAATTACATCCAGGAACTTGGAACCATCCGCCCCGGCTCCGGCGATGGTCCTATAGATCAAGCGCCTTACGGTCCCGGGAGGGCCTATAGGGAGCGGCGTAACAGAGCCATAGTTGATCTGCCTGTTGGCCCCCAGAACCACGGAAGACGGCGCTGTGTTGGGGTTGCCCTCCCCGTGCCTGCCCATGTCGAATACAACCACCCCGTGGTAAGTCCCGGCGCTTATGGTTCCGGCCGCACCTTGGACCATAGAGAACCCGTTGGGAGGCACAGGAACCCCAAGGTTCCTCATGGGCCTTATAGCCGGGGTGATGTTAGGGGCCAGGATGGTATCACCCAAGTCCAGCCGCTTCACCGGGTCGAGCCCGTTGCAAGCGATCAGCATATCGTTGGCCACCAACATATGGACCTGCCTGCCCGTAGCCAGGCGGCCTATCCTGCGCGTCTTGGTAGCGCCCGCGTAGGTGTAGACCGCATCGGAGGACGCCACCGCCAGAAACCTCTCGGAGATGGTTAGGCGCTCATAGCTCCTCAAGCCCACGATGGGGTCCTGGGTCGCGGTGTTCGCCACATCAATCGTGAAGTTGTCGAAGGAGACGTTCAAGGCGGCAGACGAGATGCTTTCCATGAACACATCCACCACCGAAGACCAGCTCGGACCGCCTACGGCCGTCAGGGTGGACCTCGCTACGGAGAAAGAGTTGGCTCCCGTCACAAGGGCGGCCGCCAACTTCTCGAACTGGAAGTACACGCCAGCCGAGTTCCTGAACCTCACCCGTATCGAGGTGATGTTGGCCACGTTGGACACGAAGAACCAGAAGTGCATGAGGTCCGCGTCCACGAAATCAGACCCGAGGTAGGCCAGGTTTGTGGTCAGGATGCTGGTCTGGGTATTGGCCACCGCATGGACGTGAAGCTTGGACTGGAACCCGAACTCGAAGTTGGTCTTGTCTGCGGCCGTGGTCCCGGGGCCGCCATTCAGAATCCAGGCCGCGTCCTCGTCGTCCTCCATCCCGACGATCTGCCTTGATCTCGGAACACTGAACTCCGTGGCATATCCAGGAGCCGCTTCCGGCAGGCCGTCGTGAGCGATATCCCAGTTGAGGATGCGCTCAAAAGAGTCCATCGGGATTCTCTGCGGTTCAACGGCTATAACCTTACCGCCAGGGAAGTTCTCCTGGCGTTGGGTCAGAAGGCGGGGCATTAGCTAGACCGTTCCCCCTGGAGGACGAACCACAGGCCAGAACCGGGTGACCCAGAACCAATCTGGTCTATGTCCAGCTCCATGACATCCCCGGCGTTCAGGGTGGTCACGTCGGCCGTAGGGCTTAGAGACCCAGAGCTGGCCCCGTCCGCGATCACTGGACGGTTGGCCTGGGTGGTGTAAATGGTCGTTCCAGCCTTGTTCACGTCACAAATGATGCTGGCTCCCGTGGGAACCGAAACCACAGCCATGCGGCTCTTGGGGTTTATCATCTTGAAGGGCATGATGAACCGGATTTTGGTAGCCCCCACGGACAGAGACCCCGTTACCTGGAAAGACAAGAACTGGTTCAGCTCTAGGGTGTCTAGGCGCGTGTCTAGGCTCTGCATACGGGTGTTGAACTGGGTGGCGTTGAGGCGTGTGAACCCAACGTTGGGTCTGTCTATGAACTGGTATGTGCTGATAAATAGCTGGGCCATTCTTGCCTCCGGTTAGGGGTCTAGACTCGTTTGGGTCCACGCGGACAAATTAGCCAGGCCGTTGAAGCACGGCACCGGGTCCCCGCAGGCCACCTCTCCGCAATCCGTGTCCCCGCAAGCCACAGTATCGGACGAAAGGCCGTTTTCAATCCACTCGTTTGGCATCAGTAGGTCCCTGTGTCGTGGTACATATCCACCCAGCCTCTATCCAAGCCCATGCTGTCGTTATAGGCCGTACCGCCCCTATCGGACTGGATAAGTTCCTGGAGCCCAGATAGATAGCTCTGCCATGCCCTGTCCTGGTCTCCCTTGTCGTCCCATAGCCACCTGCTCCCTATGGCCGTAGAGCCGTCCACAAGTACATCCCTGAACACATCCGGGCAAAGAGCCTGGTCCGTGTCAAGAAGCAGCTCCACCGGAGACCTAAGATACCTCAAGATGACCAGTCCGTTGGCGCTGTTCACCCCGGGCCTCAAGAGCATCGTCCTGCCGGTGATGATGGCCCTGTCCGGCGAATCAGATTGGTCTGTCTGGTTTGCGAAAGAAGCGTCTTCGTGTTCGATTGGATGAACGTTCAGGGCCTTGTATTCCCCAGAAGCGGACCTGAACCTCACCACCAACGGGGCGGAGAAGTCAGGGGGCAACGTGTAGTAGTTGGGTGTCGTAGACGTACTAGGGGTTGTGGCCTCTTTTTCCAGCCAGGTCCACGGGTAAGAACGACAAACCCGCCGATAGGTCCAGTTGACCCACCGGCGGATCAGGTCGCGTTTGCCATTGACCCTAAGCTGCGTTTCCGTCTCCAGAACAGCATCAATAAGCGTCAGCGGCATTCCTTACCCCCTCCGGGCCTTCTGTTACTTCTGGCCCAGCTTTTTCTCTAGGACTTCCACGCGAGCCTTGAGGTCCGCATTCTCCTCGCGGAGTTGCGCTCCCTCTTTCTGGTCCGCGATATTCAAAGCCTCACGAACCGCCTTCTCGTGGCCCTTGTCCCGGATACCAAATAGCTGGAGTTGAGCCCTGCGACTCTTCCCCACGGTCTCTGGGTCAATGCTGCTCCTCTGGTCCGCCTCTAGGTCGCTCACGCAAACCAGAGACCCGGCCTTGATATCTCCGTGCTTGTGGAGATATTTGCTCACATAGTCAAAATCAGGATCGTCCCTGTCCAGGAAGAGCTGCCCGTTTCCAAACTGGGCCACCAGAGGGGGCTTGATGAAACTCTCCCCCACTACATCTCCCTGAACCCGCTTGGAGTGCCGGACAACATACCTGGCCCCTCCATAGCGGCACACCCAATGCTCGTACCGGCTCGGCTCATCCTTGACATCGTTCATGGACGCCGATTCAATCACGCTTCTGGAGTCCAACCGCGCCTTTTCGTCAGCGGTCAGCTCGCTAGAAGGTTTCCTGCCCTTACCCTTTGAAGCTCTGATTCCGTCCGTCACTGCGTCGGTAGCCATTGTCTAGCTCCCTCCGTAAAAGGCCGTTGTCCGGCCCATCTAGGGGTCTGCCCCCTCCAGGCCAGGGTCATCCCCGGCCCAGAGGAGGCTATCCCCACTACAGCCCGCTACCGGCTATTAGCCAGTAACGTTCTTGAGAAGAGCGTGCGCCTTCTCATTCCGCACCTCGACGGACAGCTTGGTGACGTACTCTTCCTTCACCAGGAGCTGGTCGGGGTTCTGGATGTTCTCCCGGCGGAACGTATCCGCCATGACGCGGAGCCAGATGCGCTCCATGTCAACGAGGAACCCTTTGCGGTCAACACTCTCCGTGTTGGTGCCCGCGGACAGGGCGCTCTCCGAGAACAACCTGTGCATCACCAGGTGGACCATCCCGTGCGGCGAGATGTAGTCCACGACCTTCACCCCGAAGGTCTCGTCTTCCGGCCTGGTACGCAGGACGGCTTCCGAGAAGCCAGAGATGGCGGTCATGATGCGGGGCGCGGCGAAGAACCACTTCTCCGAGGAGCCCCTGCGCAACCCGCTCTCCAGGAACGTGTTCCATTCCGTCTGGGACAGCGTTCCACCCGCGTCGGTCACGTTGGTCGTGATCCACTCGCGGAGCCCGCCCATTGAACGGATGGGGCTGGATGTCGAGGACAGGTCCTCGTTCTTCTCTCCGAAGAACAAAGCCCGCTCGATGCCGAAAAGATGCTCTTGGAGCTTCTTCCGGCGCTGGTAGTCCTTGTCGCCCTCGGTCAAGAGGGTGATGTCGTTCCCCAGCTCATCCGTGAGCGTGTAGGTGGTGCGGAACGTCTGGATGTAGTTCTGCCTCTCGACTTCCAGGGTCGTCCTGGGTTCGGGGGCGGAGTTTCCTTCCGCGATGGCGGGTCCGACGATCAGCAACTCGTCGTTGTCCACCAGGGCGGCGGCGGCAACGGCACCCCAGCTTCGCGTGACCGTGATGGTCGTGGAAGTGGTGGCCGTGACACGCACGGTTTCTCCAGTCCGGGTGACGTACACCAAGTCCCCGGGCTTGAAGTAGTTCCCGTTGTCCACCGTCAAAACGGTGTCACCGGCCGCGTAGCCAGCGCCGTTGTTGATGGCGTCCACCTGCGGGAGGTACTCGTCCTCAACCCACCGCACGAGGCTGTCAGCGACAGGACGCCTGCGCAGACGGGTGGAGAGGATTACAAAGGGGATGTCGGAAACATTGACGTTCTCGATATCCCTGGCAATGTCCACCGTCCTGCGTGTTTGGAGGATATTGCCTGTTGCCCTTTGGGTCGTGATTACTGTCGGCATGGTTTAGCTCCTTGCCCGGGTCTTAGCCCTGCCTAGCCGAATCAAGCTGCCCAATCGAGGGCTGGTCCTGGAACGGATTGGCTGGAAGGCCGAACTTCTTGAAGACGGCCGGGTTCGTTTTTGTGGCCCCTCCTTGGGGCCTCTGGGCCTGCGGCGTTGAAACGGAGCCAGAACCTGTTCCACCGCCCGCGGCGGCAGCAGCAAGGCCTCTTCCCGCCTGGAAGAGGTCAGGGCGTCTTCCCCGGACTTCGTAGTACAGGGAATCAAACATCTCCCCATAACCCCGAAATCCCTTCTCGTAAGACGGATTCGCCTTCTTCCTGGCTTCTAGGAGGGATGTCATATCCTTCTCCAAGTCACCGAACTTGGGATACCGCTTCGCATCTCCAAGTCTCTGGGAATAAGCGCCCTCAGCCTCACGCTGGGCAGCGGCCCTCTCCAGCTCACCCGCACGATCCAGGATAGGCTTCTGAGATTTCTTGACCTTTGCCTCGGCCAAGTAATCAACGGCCCCCCAAATGTCACCCTTGGCGGCCATCTCCTCAGCGATTTGCCTATCTGTTTTTTGTCCCTGGCCCCCGCTGTCCGGTGCCGAGACCTGGGCCTCGCTTCTGGCCCTCGCTGCGCCCGACTCCTCTCGAAGTCTGGCGTTTTCTTCTTCGATGCGGACGATGTGCCTGTCGGCTTCCAGCTTTCCGTGTTCCAGGGCATCTACCGTGTCATACGTCCCGGCAAACTTCCTGGGCGGCTGTTGCTGTTGTCCGCCGTCTCCACCTTCCGCACCTTCACCACCGTCTCCGCCACCCAGCGTCCCTTCCTCAAGTGGAGGAGGCGCATCGTTTGGAGGAGTCTGTACTTGATCTTCGCCTTCGGGCATTGTCGGCCCCTTTCGGTTGTGGCTTCGTTGTCCGAGAACCGCTACCTGTGGGGGATGCTACTCGGCGGGTGGGGGATCAGCAACATCTTTTAGTTCTTGTGCGGCTTGTTCGCCGTCCGCGATGATCGTGATGATCCTGTGGCGGAGCATTTTGAGGCCGTTGATCTTCCCGGCGAGAGCCATGATCTTGATAGGGTTGTCCTGGTTGTCCATCTCCCCTATAAGACTCTCGCACTCGGCGGACACATAAATATCCAGGAGGTCAAAGGCATCCATCTTCAAGAGGTCTTTCATGGCTTGGGCTCTTGCTATTCTCTGCTCCGGGGATAGCTCAGAATCTTCCGGGGGCAGATCGCGCCCGGGGGAGAACACGTCTTTGGGGTCTCTCACCTCAAACCCAGAACATCAAGGATGGACAGCCTGGGGCCGCCGCCTATTGGGGGGTCAATAAATCCAGACCCTTGCGGCATGGAAGACCTTGGAGAAAAAATATCGCCAAGGCGAGACATGAAGCGCTGGGTTCCGCTCCCTCCCTCTGGAAAAATTTCGTCAAATAGTCGGGCCATGAGCAGGGATTCCCTTGGTGTCCTTGGGTCCATAGCCATGCCTTGGCGTACATCAGGCGGAACCAGTAGCGCGTTCAGGAATCTAGCCCCTATGGTGGGGGCCGTTGGTTCAACGCCGCCTTGGAGCAGTTCGGACAAAGCGGCCATATCGGCCGAGGAGAGGCTGGACTGGTGCTTATTCAAAAAAGCTTGGGGACCGTTTGTCATTTTACGCTCCTGGGATTGGGATAGACCGCACGTTACGCATCCCGCCCGGATTGGTCACACTAGGCGGGACATTCAAGACTTCTGTGATACCCCCCTGCGGGGCCGCTCCAGGAGGCGCTCCGGGGCCGCCTTGCTGGAGGCCCATCATCTCGGCTATGGCCGGGTTCACACCACCGCCAGGAGGCGCACCGGGCATACCCCCTTGGGCCGCCATCATCTGCTGCATAGCGTTCTTGGGAAGTATGTCCGCCACGGCCGGAACCTGGGCCAGTTCGAGAATGGCCATCATGAGAGACCTGCGGCCGTCCGTGCCTAGCTCTGGTCTGTCGGCCCAGCGCTGGTCCAGCTCGGACAGAATCTGGGCCAAGACTTCTGGGTTTCCGTTGACAGCCTTGCCAAGGGGGAAGAAGTCCACGAAGGTCTCGTTCAGCATGGTCTTGTCTACCGTCAGATAATCCAGGCTCCCGTCGGCACCCGTGACCCTAGCCACGCGCTCCTCGGTGGTGAACTCCGTGTTGATCTCGTGGACCAACTGGATTACCTCCTGGACGCTGGCGTACACGCTCTTTACCAGCGTGGTGAACCTGCGCCCGGAAGCCCTCTGGAGCAGGGCTATACCAGAAGCTGGGAACCTGGAACTCTGTGGCTCTTCTCCGCGGAAGAAGTCCGTGACACCCGTAGCGGCCTGGGCGTGGCCCATAAGATCGTTGACGTTTGCGATGGCGCTCCCGGTAACATCCTGGGTGATATGCGGCATCACGTCGTCGGCCTGGTTGACGTGTATAAACCCGCCCGGCCTAGACACGAGCTGCTTGACGTTCACCGCCCCGGCCCTGCGGACTTTCCACATCGGGTTCAGGATGAGGTTCACGTTGTCCAGGCGTTGGTTCAGGAGGACGTTGGAAACGTTCTGGAGGCTACGGACGGTCTCGGGTATGCCGATTCCATAGAGGAAGTCTCCGTCGTCAATGGCCGTGAACTTCACGAAGGGCGGCCTCTGGACCGGCAGCGGGTTAGCGTCGTTGAAGATCACGATGTTGCGGTTCACGATGCGGATAAGCCAGGGGCCGCTCCACCAATCAAGACATTCCACGATGGGGTCGGAGTGGCGGTGGTTGTCGTCGGGGATTCCCGTTGTGTCTTCGGAGCGCCCCGAACCTTTGCCTTGGGACGCCAGGCGGGCTTGGTACATATCGTCGCCTTCGTGGGCGAAATCTCCGTGAGGAAGCTGGGTGTCCATGATCTTGTCCAAGTTCTTCAAGACGATGTTTCCCTCGCCGTCTCGCTCCATCTGTTTCAGCTTGGAGAGGCTGGTGTAGTAGCGGTGGACCACGAACCTCATGTCGGCAGGGTCGGTGAACGCGAAGTCGGGATAGACATTCCACACGGAGAGCGGCTCGACATCGGCCTCGTTGTAGTTCATGCGCCGACGAAGCTTGCCCTCTTTGATCGTGGCGTCAGCGAGTCTCGCCTCGGCGTCCTCGTCCAGCTTACGCAAGTCCGGGACAGAGGAAACTCTGTAATAAACTTTCTGCCAGGCCGTGCCGTAGATCAGGAGAGAGCGTATGGTCTCGGTGAGTTTGGCCCCGTACTTGATGCGGTGGACGAACTCGTAGTTCTCGTACTGGCCGATGACCTTGGCCTGCTCCACGTCAGAAGGTTCTTGCCCCACGCCCACGATGAAGCGCCTGTCGTCATAGACGGCATCGAGAAGAAACGGCACCATCGTCTCCACGAAAGAGTAGGTCATGGGGATGAAAGCCTTGGCGATGAGCGGGTAGTTCGGGCGCACCTTCATCTTCCCGCGCCAGAGTCTGTAGAACTCTTCCCAGTCCGTCTCTAGTTCGTCTCTTCGCTCGCGTGAATCGTGGAAATCGTCTATGACCCTGATGAGGGCCATGTCGTCGTCGTTCTTGAAAGTTTTTATTTCCTGGACAAGCGGGTCTTCGAGTGGGCTCTTCTCCACCTGCTTGGCTTCGGCAGGAGGTTCGATCTCAAGAAGGCCGGACTCTAGATCAGGAGGAGCATCCAACCCCGCAAGGGGGTCTAGTCCGTTAGCCACGGATGGTCCAAGGGCAACGAGCGTATGAGATTGCGGTTTTCATAAATGTCTCCTCTTGCGTAACCGGTTTCTTCGTCAACGTCGCTAGTGTAGGCCTGGCGCTCCATCATCATCAACTCGTCATTCCTTGGAGGAGGCACGGCGAGCTGGGTCATATAGGCCAGAGCGTCTATCACGTCGTCGGATTGCCCCTTGGGGAAGGTGGTCAGCTCCTCTACCAGCACCTTGAACTTGGGGTGGTCCTCGGGGAGCATGATAATCCCCTGTTCCCATCTAGGGACGAGGGCTCTTATGCGCATCTCCTTGGAGCCCATGCCAGAAACCATGTCCTTGACCTCGAAGTAGCGGTTTCTGCGGCGCATTTCTTCGGCAAGGGCGTCTACGAAGGATTTCTGGCGAAATACGGTCTCGATTCCCACCGTCTGGACAGAATATCGGTCTTGGAGGTTGAACAGGACGTTTATGGCCTCTAGTTCGGAGAGGTGTTCGCGGATAATGTCGCGGACGAACCAGGTATTCTCCTCGTCCACGGCCAAGACCACCATTCCGGTGTAGTGGGCCTTCTTGTTGCCGGACCAAGCGGGGTCCCAGGCGAGAAAGTGGGAGTAGCTCTTGGGATTCTTGCCTGGTTTCTGGGCAAACTCCTCGGAGATGAGGTACGTCTTCATGAAAGTCCGCTTGAACGCTTGGTTTTCGGTGTCTATCGGGTTGTTCATGAACTCTTGGGCGAAAGCGTCGGACCCGATCTCCAGCTTTTTCTTATCCAGGCGCTCTATGGACCATCCCTCGGGCCAGGTAGGCTTGCCGGACTCGTCTAGGGCGGCCCACTTGAGCCGGTCCCAGGCTTCGTCCTTGAGGATTCGGGTGAGGATGGAGTCCCAGTGGAGGATCGTGCCCACCATAATCACATCCCCATGTTCGGAGACTAGGTTGAGGGCAGCTTTGCGCAGCCAAGACCAGAGTTCGTCCCGCAGTTCCACGGTTAGGGCGTTCTTGTCGTTCTCTAGGTCGTCTAGGACCAGTAGGTCGGGGCGGTATTGGAAGCTCTTGAGCCCGCGCATACGGCTCTTAGCGCCCCTGGCCATCACGCGGATATTGGTAGAGGTCAGGATTTCGTGTTTGCCCCACTTGCTGCGCGTCGTGAGGTCTCCGAAGTCTTGCTGGATGAGATCATTTTCGGCCAGCTCCTGCTGGATCGCCTGGATCACAAGGCTGGCCTGGTCTCTGGAGTCACAGACATAGACCACGAACTTCTTGCGGCCGTAGCAGACGGTCCAGATGATGAAGGCGGTGAGGATGGTGCTTTTGCCGTACTCTCTAGGTTCGGCTCGGGCGATCCTGGCACCTCGGCCTACCATGCCCTCCAGCTTTGCGATGAGTTCGTTTTGGGCAGGGCCGAAGACTTTGGTGAAGTGGTGGGCTAGGTAGGTGTGGCAGAAGGCCGTAAAGGAGGCTTTGCCCAGGAGGTACCGCTTCCTGGACTCTACGGCCTGCTCGAACTCGGCCTCTGGGCTAGGCTGTGATTTCTTTTCGGGTTCTTGAGACAAGGGCCTCTAGCTCCTCTATGGACTCCACGCTCCCAACCGCCTTTACATCCAGTGTTCTGCCGTCGGATTTCAGTTCCTTTTTCTTGAGGGTACCCATTTCTTTGATGATGTTGTTGGCTATGCCCAAAAGCTTGGCCTTGGCTACAGCAAGCCCGACGTGTTTGGAAAGGGTCTCGAAGATTTCTTTGTAGCCATTGGAGTCTGCCGGAAGTTCCTGGAGGATGTACGCCGGAGTCATGGCTTTGGCGGTGGCCAGGGTTTCGGAGAGGAGGGCTTCTAGGGCGGTGAACCTAGTTTCCGGGTCTTGGAGTCGGCTCATTTTCGGACATAGTATCAGGATAGGGGAAGTTACGGATAAGGACTTTGGCTTTGAGGCGGACCCACTTGGGGATGGTCTTGGTGTTCATGGCGAGGTCCATGAGGAACTCCCGGGTCTGGTCTACAGCCTTGGCTTGTTCTGGGGTCATAGGCATTTCTCGCACACAAGCATCCCCTGGACGTGGACGAGCTTAGCCGCGGGCTTCTGGCACTTCTCGCAGGTCAAGGGCCTGGGGGAATGCACCCTTTTGGCCCCCACATCGGCCCTGTGTTTGGCACGGTATTTCCGGGCGTACTCAGCCCTAGAGCGCCAGATGGGGTTAGGCACAGGCTTGCCACAGTGTGGGCAGGGGAAGTCTTTATTTTTGAGTATCAAGATGCCTCCAGTTTAGGGTGTCCAGTATAGGGTGTTTGGATATCATCCCGCGTATTTCCATGTAGATGTGGTCAGGGGTTACGGAAGGCAGAAATGGCCACTCTTTCATTGGTAGCGGGGAGTGTTCTTTGTAGAAGCGGTAGGCGGTAGAGGACATCCACTGGACGTTCTTTCGCTTTACCCTCCCGTCCATAAACAAACGGACGGCCTCTGACGGCATCCAGGAGTCTAGGATCATGCGGTTATCCCGGTTAGTTTGCCAATATAAGTGGACAAACCCTGCATGAATTGTGGCTCTATGGCCCCGAACCCAGAGCAACCCCCGGCATACACCCACTCGCCACCGTTGGTCTGGATGGAGTGGGCTTTGCGCGCACAGACACCACACCCCTTGGAGACGGTATGGACGTGCATGGTATGTCCGCAGTAGCAGCGCAGCTCATAGACGACAGGTGGCATTAGATGATCCTTTCTTGCCTAAAGGCCCTTATAGGCCGTCGGGATACCGGTTGAGGTGTCGCCCTCAAGCACTCCCCTTGCGGGGAGGTCGAGGACACCACGGGTGGCTGGTGTGAAGTGCGAACACCTTGCCAACGCCCCCGGTCCCGCCGGTCAACAAGAGCCATTAGGCTCTCCATTCCTTTGGGTAGTTAGCCTTTCGTACATTCGGAAGCTCTACGGCCAGGAGCGTAATCAGCGGGAACGTGTCAGTGGGGTCGGTGGAGCCCAGTTCGGCCAAAGTGGGCATACGCCGTTCCTCAAGGCAACGGGCATATATCTCCTTCTTGGTCACGAAAGGCACGCCCCACACCTGTTCATCGGTGAGCGGCATCTGTATGTTTTCGCTCAGCCCCACCCTCGTCACGGTATTCCCTCCTCATGAAATGGATAATCTCCCCTTCCCCAAGGTCTGCTTTGGGGTCATATACGGCCGCATAGGGTTCCCACCCCTCGTCTAGGGCCTGTTGTAGCCCCTCCTGCACGGTCGCACACCACTCCCACTTCCTCACTGGTTCTTCATCGCCGTCTCGTGCCAAGACACAGCAAGCTTGCCGAAGTCGTATGCCGGGCAACCGCAAGCGGATACCTGGCATAGCCTGTAGCTTGG